ATACATAGGCCAGCGGCTATCACCCCAATACAAATTTATATTAAGCACATCAAGTGTGCTGCTACCTTGCGGCAGGGCAGAAAATGCTATTGTCTCAACGCCAATACTTAGCGTATGAGTTTGCAGGATACGCCTGCATCCACTGTCTCGGACAGTGTTGCTACGTGCTTCGTTAATGTATGAAGTTAATTCAGCATCAGTCCAAAAATTACCATTAACGTCGTGCAACAACCGCCTTGTATCGGTGATGTAGTCGCTCAGAGTAGGCATTTTTACTCATTACTGTAATTGCTGGACTTTTGCCACGCCTCTGCTCTCGGCTTTGTAGGCTTTGGGCATTGGCGCGGCTACTCGTTCCACCACCGGGGCTGACAAGTGGACTTTCTTGTTAGGCTCTGATGAAAAGGTAAACTCACTGAGTCGGCTCATAGCTTTCTCAAAATCGGTGTTCATCTTCATCCAACCAAGCCTTACAAAATACGGTTCTTTATCGTCTTCTCCATAACCAAACAAGTGTCTTGCCACTATATCGGTAATCTCAACCTCTTCATTAGTTGGAAACTTAATGTCTTGGTTTGAGTACCGAGCCGTAAAAGTCATTCCACGGTTAGTGACATACACTGGCTTTGTCATAAAGAAACGATGTCCCCATACAAATTAACGTCACAAGTTACGCCTGACGCTGCTGTGGCAATGTTGAATTGCAATGCCTGAGTGGTAAACACGTTAGCGTTAGCCGCCGCAGACAAAGTTAAATTCACATAAGAAGACGTAGATGAGGCACCGGATGTTACCTGTGCCGCTGCAACAGCAGTGCCGCCACGCGACACTGCCGTAAACACACCTACGTTTGCTCCTGTTGCTGCACCACTAAAATTACTTAGCGTAATGCGACGCACAATGTATTTAGATGCTTCCATAACAACCAGATTGGTGTCTCCAGTTGTCGCAAGCGACTGACCAGGCAGGCTTGCAAGCCGAAAATCACCAAACTCGTCGGGATAGTTGCTACCTACGTGATTTGCGTCCATCATCTACTCCTTATGCGTATGTGTCAGGAGCAGCCTGACCTTCATTCACACCAAGGAGCGTAACAGTTGCATTGCCGCTGGCGTTCTTAACAAAAACGTTCACACCGTCCGAGATAATCACACCACCAGTATTTGCAGCCATGATTGTGCTGTTAGCCGAGCCAGTATTAGCAATTACAGTTACGTTTGCTGACGGAACCATAATGAAAGCACCAGCCGGTATAACCGTTCCTTGACCGGAATCAATGGCAGTTACAGTTTGGGTTTGAAAGTACGCGCCAGCAGTATTTGACGCTGCCGCAGCCAGAATAATCTTATTGATTGCGAGTGACATGTCTAGTTCTCCTTTACAGTGACAGAGAGTTGTAGCCAGTCACCTTAGTCATAGACTTAGGCTTGGTGCTTACCATTTCGGCAATCATCAGCACTGCGCCAACATAACCAATCTGGAAGTTGGGCAGAGTTGACTCAAAGCCGGTGAACGCAAACGATGCCTGCTCATGGATATACAGAGACAGGTAGTTAGTGTTCAAAAGGTAAAGCGTTCCCTCTGGGCAATACGGATCAGGATAAATCGGAACACCAGCAACCATTAGGGCGCGGAAAGCAGCCTGTGGGCCATTGGCATCACCATCAAAACCGGAACCCGGAGTAATCATGTACTGCTCTTGGCCTACGTAATCTTGAGCAAGCAAAGTCCAAGTACCAAAGCCGCACACACCAAAGGTGGGCACTTCAGCGCAGTTCTTCACTGTGCCGGAGATATACTGGAGTACGTTTTGGCGGGTAGGATTGACCGAGCCAGCGGCATACTCTTTGGAAGCCCACCAAGTATAGCTAGACCGATTTATTCCACCATAGGTGCCAGCAGAGTCGACAGCAATGGGCAGTCCAGTAAATTGTTGAGCATCTGATGTGTTGGTATACAGCGAGGTCGCCATTGCGTCCATCATCACGTTGGTCGCGTCATTCATGCGAGCCTCAATGAGTGGGATAATTGCGTAGTCTTGCTGTACCGCACCTTCCATACCGAGGAACGGTACGGGAGACACCAGTAACTTGAGGTTAAACTCAGCGTTGTACGCGCCTTGCTGAACGCTAGGCTGTGCAAAGGAGCCGGAGTAATCCGACCACTGAGCGTTGACAAACTGCGACCCCTGAACGGGCACCGTCACCGATGACACACCGCCAGAAGCGGTTTGACTATTGGCGATCAGTGCAGCCATGAGGGGCGTAGAGTTATAAATCTGCACGACCATCTTGGGAATAAATGCACGGCGCGTGACGTAAGTCAGTTCCGTGTATTGTTGACTCCCAGAGGCCGGGATAATTCCACCGCCAATAGGCATTTTGATCTCCTAGAAAAAAGCCCCTAAACCATCAGAATCACAAACCAATTGGCTTGGGATTCTTCCTAAACTCCGCTAGTGCCGCATGTGCTGCATCACGGGCTGCGCCTACAGGATTTTTCATAAAATCCTTGGTATTAAACTTCGACATTACGGGCTGCGGAAACTGCGATGGTGTGGGTGCAGCCATCTGCTTCATGTACGCATGGTACTCAGCAGCGGTTTCGTGATTCGCTATTCCCTTTTCAACCATGACTTTTTCGACTTCCTTAATATCATCTTCAGAATCGATCAAGCCCTTTTTGATCAGAGATTGACGACGCCTCTCAAGCTCTTCCCGTGCCTCTTTCTGACGTATCTGGTCTTTTAAACTCTGTACTTCAGCCTTAGCTTCGGATAGAACCTTATTTGTTTGCTCTTCGATTTCCACTTCTGGAATCGGAACATCCGGGCGAACCTGCTTAGTCAGATGCAAAAACGGTTTGCGAGTACGTGGGTCTTCAAACAGATTTTTTGCAAGGATTGCAAGTTCTTGTTGTGCTTCTGGTGATAGATTTTCTAATGACATTTATAAGCCCCTTTCGTCAGTTAGATTACTTTTTTGGTATCACCCGGCTTGCTAAGAGTCATCTTGTTCTTAGCGCCAATTTTGCTTGGTGAATCCAAGCCACCAAACTCAGCCATACGCGGGGTATTCACGATCTGACCGTTTTGTTGCGTGTTGTCCGTCGGGCGGCGGGGTTGCAGCGAACCACGCGGTTTGAAAAGTTCCATGGAAATTCTCCTAAATAGGCATTACAGGTTGTTGAGTACCGGGTACTGGTGCGGCGGCTACTGCCCTTGCTTCAGGTGTCGCACCACCCGCCTGCGGCAAGGTTTGAATTAAATTCATAATTTCGGCAGGCATTAGCTGGCGAGTCTCAGACTCACGGGAGCCAAACTTGGCAGTGATTTTAGAAACCACATCTTGTAGTGCCTGACCTTCTTCGGAAGCCATGCCAAAAGTTTGCAAAGCGTTTTGCAGCATGTCTAAGGCCATCATCACGTTTAATCGTGCCTGCTCTTGCATACCTGCTTGCGGCTCTGGAGTAGACATCGGTGAAGGCATCGGGGGTGTTAGCGCCCCCTGCTCTGATGGCGGCGGCGTTGGCGCAGTGGCTACATCGCCCTGCTCCTGCTTAATCATGTCCATCATTTGTTTGCTTGAAACAGCCATAGACTCACCTGTCCCTATGATGTACGGATTTTCAATTGACCAAAACTATCATGTCAACCAAAAAAAAGTGGGTGAGCGCATTTTCCCCACTTATGATTTACGCATGTATCGTGTACCGTAGGAAGCACGGGGGAAGTTTGTGCGCTGCGCTTGCCGGGTATAACTGATCTTTCCCTCACCCCGCTGCTCGTTTTTCAAGGCACCTTCTGTCATCCGGGGCTGATCGCCGGTACGCAGATTGCCCTCTGGCATATTTTTCATTGCATGTCCTCCGCGACAGGTGCAATTGCCGGTTGGCCTTGAGGAATTTCAGGGCTTTGCGGTGTCTGCACATTCTGAACCTGCTTTTTTAAGTCTTCAAGCAATAGTTGCTTCATTGGTGGGTCAAGCATCTCAATTAAGCGCTCTTTGCTAATCGTACCAGCTTGAAAAAGGCTAAAAGCCAGTTCCCGCATGTCTTCCATAAAGATTGGACTATTGCTGTGCGCGTCTACTTTGACGTTAAAGTCTTCTGTAAACTGTGCTGCTATAAACTTATTCCCGTCTTCATCTACATACGATGTATCGTCATACACCATCATCATCTTCAAATAGACGGTAGCTAGCTTCTCAAGCGCACTTTCTACGACCAATGCCCGCTTTTTAGCCCGTGAAGAGCCGAGTCGAGCCAGTTGCGAGGCATGTCCAGCGCTACGAACACCACTTTCACCCCGGCCTTGCAGAACGGAAACGATACCGGAAGCCTCCGCAAACATGGCATCAATCTCAGCAATCTCTCTAAAGATGTCATTTGGTATGTCTGGAGTGAATTGTTCGACCTTTGCGTTGGGCATATCGGTAGCTAAAAGGCCCGCTGCACGTTGCAAGGCAAAGTTTTTCTCATCCAAAATACCTGTAAAGCCCATCAAAGCTGTCGGTGGGCTTACTTGTTTGTCCAGTAATTGCATGATCTGCGTGGTGCGCTTATTCCTCATGTCTTGCAAAAACACCAGTCTTTGCACCTCAGACTGTCCCCAGTAGTAGTCATACTGTGGGTTAGGGGAGATTTGCACAAAAGGCACTTCGCCTTCAAGGAACATCATCTTCGATGGGCGGTCATAGATGACCACATCTGGGTCAGCAATCGTGACGCAGACATAATCGCCTAGATCATCGTCATAAATCCAAAGCTCACGCATTTCCACCGTATCTTCAGCCACCATTGGCACGTAACGGTTAATACCTGCAAGGTTTAGGTTAATGTTTCCGTAAATTGTTGGATTAGTGGCAGAGGTAATGACACGATCCACACCAGATGCGTCACCTTTGGTTTCCTGTTGACTAAAGGTAATTCGTCTAATCAATTCTTCGCGCTTAGGATGCGACCACAGCCTTGAGAACAATTCACTACGGGTCATGTAGTAGATTTGCACCATGGCTTCTTGCCTATCGGTATAAGGCGTATCTTCTCTAAGCACTCCCATAGCGCTAGGCTCAACCATGTAAGGGTGGATGCCGTTGCGCCATACAGGCTTAATAAAGGTGCTGTTATAGCAAAATGACCAGTTAAGCGCCTGTCCGAAAACTTGATCGGTATTACTGTTTAGCCAATAATCATAAAGCGCCTTAGTCAGCACCGGCACCATCTTGTGATAGTGAATCGGTTGCGATGCACCAATGTTAATTGAAAAGCGCGTAGAGTCAGCCGCATACATAAAGGCTGAAAGCTGATCAATATGCGGGAAGATTTTGTTGTATTGCGCTGGCGCTTCCTCTGGCCCTGCGCCAAACTGGTAGTAAGCCTTCAAACACATGTAGTCGGTCTTACGCATTTCGACTGACACCATGCACTTTTGCATGATGTCTAAGTAAAACATCTCGCGGTCAAGCGGTTCGGTAGGAATTCTCATTTGTCAATCTTTAGGTTTTGATGGTCGGCAATGTAACTACCGATACGCGGCCCCAAAAGTTTTGATCCTTCTTTAACTGCACCGATGCCAGAGACATTTTCCCCGCCTACTGACCGTAGATTGAAGCCACCTAAGTCGCCCGGATTACCCCATCTAGGAGCAAACGGGTTTTGCTGATTGGCAAAGCGAGGCGGTTGGGCCTCACCTTTTTTGACTGACTTCACATCGTTCATCTTAAAGTCCAGTGCAAGTTGTTTAATGGTCTTGTCACTGCCCTTGGTGCGGTCACTAACCGTGCCAACGGGCTGCAAAAAGACCATTTGTACATCCGTGCATCCATGGGGACACACAGGTTCCCGTGCTTCAAAGTATCCGTGTGCCGGACACTTGTAGTCATTGATAACAGCCATATTAGCCCCTTTTTTTCACTGAGTCATCAAGTCTTGGTTTGGAAAAGTCGTACTTATTGACGATTCCTACTTTCATCCGAAAACCGTCTGCCGTCTTCTCTAGGCCGACTGAACGCCGCAAAACGGGTTTGGGATTTTTAGAGTAGCCAATGAATTTACGGCCCAAAATGTCAATCCTTGGGCCAGCCTCACCGGCTTCTAAAGCCAACAGCGCCTTGCTTAGTTTGCGCTGCGTCAATTCTGTGAAAGTGTCCGACTGGTTACGGGTAACGGATTCCATGTGCCGGTAGTTGATGCAGGCAAATTCAGCAAACATCCTCATGGTGAATCCCCGACTGCGCTTAGAGCGCATGGCCTCTAGGCGCTTTAGTATCTCTGCCTTAGTCAGTACCGTATCCATACTTAAAAGCCGAGTGCCTTGAGATAGCTGCCGACTTGTCGCTGCAGTTGTATGGTTTCTGGGTTAGCGCCTGCGGCATCTTGGGCATCTTTTTTGACCCTAGTGATTCTTTCGGCAATAAGTCTGGGCTGTACTTGTTCGGCAAAGGCTGCACAGGCCAACGCTGAAGCAATAACGCGGTCATCTTTCCCCCTGCCATACGCTGCAATCGTTCCTTGGTCACGGACTATACCTTTCATCTCATCTAACAGTTCCATGCTATACACGTTTAACATGCCTCGCTCAAAGTAATCCTTGAAGTAATTGAGCATACGTTCCTTGCTGCTATGGGTTGTTACCCAACCAATGCTATTGGATATGCCACCAAAATTGTCATTTCTTCGCCATAGGTAGTGCTGCATGTTGCCCAAAACGTCATGCAGTTTGTAGCCATCAGAGCCACCCATGCTAGTAGCCTGCCGTTTTAGGTTTCTCATCTCGTTAATGACTGCCTGTCCGGGGCCGTTAACCTCTAGGTTTAGCGTTGAGTTACGGTATGCCCCGGCTAGGTAGCAAATGACCCATGCAAACTGAAATGTATTGAGTTCAGCAGAGCAGAATTCAGCTACCTGATCCAGTCCATCGGCATAGCAGCGGTAAACCTGTACGCAGAAGCGGTCAGCCCAGTCAGATGAGCCATAGGCAGGGTCGGCACCAATGACGTAGTAAGCCGTAGGCACGGGTTCTTCCCAAATGGTCATGGTAGCCAGTCTGGCAGTGGACTTGAGTAGCTCCGTGTCTTGGAAGTTAGCACCCATAGAGAAGCGGTAATAGGATGCGTCTATGGATTTGGCTACTTTCATAGCGTCAGTGCATCGGGCGGTAGAAAAAAAGCTACTGCCGGTCATCACAAAGGCATAGTCTTCAGTCGGAGGAAACTCCTGATACATCAAGCCCTCATCTTTTAGCCCTTCGTGCAGTTTCCAGCGCCACCAAGCCATCTGGCGGCTATTGATTTCAAAGTTGTAGACCTTTTTGATCTCGCGTGTCCATTCTTTTTCTTCTGCTGAGAGTTTTCCGTCCCAGTAAACCTTATAGATGTCTGACTTTGGGTCAGCAACATAGAGTTGGTTGCGCCACCAACCACAGAATATGGCCTTCTGGCTTCTAGCGCGTCTGGCTGTCACCCACATGTCATGGAACATATTGAACCCACGGGCGGTAGACTCAAACATGTAGTAGCGCAGGGGGTTGGTTTCAGCTAATGAGGCAAGCAGCGAGGCTAAACCTTCTTCATCACCCCATGAGCTTGTTTCCGTGCCGTGGAGAAAGGTAATACCTTTGCCTCGACCAAGGGTGCCTTTGCTCCTAGTTCCCGCCACTTGGTAGAACATCCGTGACCTGTTTTTGAGCACCATTTGGTTTCGGTTATGGGACATAAGAGGGATTTTGTATTCTTTAGGCAATCCGTCCATATACATCTGTAGGGTAGATCGGAATTGCTCACGGTTTTCCTCCGTATCGGTGGTAAGTGTTCCCTGCATACCAGAGTGCAGGAAGTGCCAATACAAGTCCATGGCTAGGCTGATGGTGGTAATACCAAGCTGCCTGCCTTTAAGCACTATGAAGAAATGAATATCGTCTTCTAAGCCTTTGGCTACTTCATCAATGACATAGGTCTGGGTGCCCAAAAGCGTCTGCCCAAGAGTAATCATCCCCCGTTCTTTCGACTCAATCTTTAGATGTCGGCAAAACTGGTAGAACTTCTTGGTATCAAAATTCATGGCAGGTCAATCCTATCCGAGTAATCCTCTACAAACTTCATGTCACCCGCATAAATACACA